CAGCTAAAGATGAAGCTGATCGTCGTACTAAGATAATTCGTGATGCAGCAGATGCTGAGATTAAGGCTGTTCAAAATGCTGCTACGTTACGTGAACGAGCAGCACGTAAATCTTCTGATATTCAAATAAAAGCAGTAAATGATGCTCGTGATGCATCCATACGTGCTGCAAATAATGCTGCAGATGTTCAGATTCGAGCCATGCAACGGACTGCTGATAATACTATCACTCAATATCGCAATGCAGCTAAAAGAGTAGAATCTGCTTTTAACATAGTTAAAACTGTTCAAATTGGTATCTTAGATCAACAGATAAGACAAATCCGTAAAGCTGATGATTTGGCACGTAAATTAAGAGAACAGACTGATATTTTACGTGTGCAGGCTCAGACTCTGCTATCTATGACACTTATTACTACAGGAAAACTAGGTCAGTTTGATCCTCATATGCCGGGTGGCATTAATGCTTGGATTATGAGAGAGCTTAGAAAAATAGTACCAGGGATGTCAAATGAAGTATTCAGACTTCTTGGTCTTATTCCCAGTCGTCAACTGGGGGGTATAGTTCCAGGAGCAATAGGTCAGCCTAAACTTATTATGGCTCATGGTGGTGAAGAAGTTAAACGACCTGATCAAAGATTATTACCTTCTGGTAATATTACATTTGTTATAGAGAATCTCAATGTAAGTGACCCATCCGAGATGGATAAATTTGAGCGTGTAATAAACAGATCTCTAGGTAAGAAAACTCGTTTGGCTATGCGTTCTAAAAGATTTATGATAAGGTAAATAAATGACTGCTGTATTAAAATTTAAATCAGAGAATGCTGAAAATACTGGTATAGTAGATTTTATTACTGCTGGTACTGGATATGTTCTTTTAGCTAACGGTATTGATATTCCTGTTCCTAAGACCAGAAGTTCTATGCTTGAAAATCCAGGTCTTAGCGGAGAGCGTCTTTTTAATAAACATTATTCTAACAGAGAAATAGAAATTATTTTTGATATTAGGGTGTCTAGCCACGATGTATTACTTGAAAGAATACGTCTTATTCAGCAATTAATAGATAAAGCTATAGAGAATTCACAACTAGGTCATGGTGAGAGAATATATCTAGAATATAAGTTTAGTGATGCATCTGAATCTGTTTATTTTATGGTTTTAGACGGTTCTTTATCTCTTGGAAGTATTGCTGATGTAACAGCTCATCGGGATAAGAATCTTAGAGAAAATAAATTAACATTAGTCTGTGAGCCGTTTGCAAGAGGAGCATTAGCTCCAATCCAATTACGTAACTTACTTGTAAATCCAGGATTTGAATGGAATCCAGGAGAGTCAGGTAGAGACTCTCTTAAGTATCTAGTGATTGATGCGAATACTAAATATCTTAGCCATGCTACATCTGGCAATTTTAAGCCCTCTGGTAGCGCTCCTAATTTTCTATCTGTGGGTTGGTGGATAAAAAGAGGTTCTACTGGTGGAGCAGGTGATGACGTTATTGCTGTCTGTGGACATACAACTCCAGCCTGGAAACTTTGGATAGATGGCTCTGGCCTTATAAATTTTTCTTGGTGGGATACTGGTGGCACTGAACATACAATGGTAAGTATAACTGGTGTCCTTGCTCTTGGCAGTGCTCCTGCATTCATTAGTGTTTGTATGTATAGTACAGATGGTACTGATATTGTTGCAGCTCTTCTTGTCAATGGCTCATTTGGAAATATTAATCGTGTTGCGTCTCCGTTAGCAATGCGTACCCCAGTAGGTGAGCTGAGGATTGGTCAACTAAATTCAACTAATTGGTTTGAAGGTAACTTATATAATGGATTTGTTTTAACAGATATAGCAGTATTACCCTTCCAATTGGTTGACTTGTATCTATATGGGCTTGGACATTTAACTGATGGTGGCCCATTTACTGAACAGTATTGGATGGTGACATCAACTCATCTTAAAGGATTATGGCTGATACAAGAACCTAGTGGTGATATATTAGATGCCAGTGATAATGCAAATGACTTAACAGTTAATGGTAGTCCTTCAAGAATTGTCCACATAAGAAAACCTAAAGGTTGGACTCTAGGCGCAGATTTTAACGCATCAACTACATCTGGATTAATACCTGGATTTACTCAATTGCGCACCGGAGCATATGCAGTACTTTTTCTTGAGTCTACAGGATCATCAACAAAATTCTTGGAACAAGTAGTTGATGTTCCTGTAGGTACAACATTTTTAACTTTAGCTATTTGGTTATATAAACTAGATGCTGGAATAACTGCGCAGATTGAAATAGAGTGGCAAGGTTCAATAGATACTCTAACTCCATCTACAGTAGGATGGCATCAATACTATAAAACTGTAAATACTGGTATTGGAGCTACATCTACTCTTAAAATAAAACATACAGCTGCTGTTTTTTCTGCTATTATGATAGATAATGTTCAACTGCTTACAGGTAGACCATTTGGTGCTCAGGCCACATGGGCAGAGAAGTCTGCACCTTATTTACCATTTGCGGGATCATCAAAAAATCGTAATGTGTTTGATTACTCTGGTGCAAGCATGAAAACTCCAGTGCTTGATGTTTCAGATATACCTGGAGATGTTGGTGCATCTTGCCGAGTTGTTTTAGAAAACACAAGTGGTCAAAATCTTGGGCCAGTCCGTATTGGTTACACAGGTGCTCAATCTCAGCCCTGGGCATCCCGTTATCAATGGCGCTTAGATACATTTATACCTATATGGGCTAATAGCACTGAGATAGTCAACGGAGCCCTTCCAGATCCAGGAGTATTTTCTAGAGCCGAGATTATATTACAAGACAGAATTATTGTACCCTTGGGACGACTTTTTCCTATTCCTCATAAACAAGGTGGTTCTTATAAAACACTGATTGGTGTTGAGGGTGCTCAAGACTTACTTTCATTATTGAGATTACAGTCTCAGATGGCTAAGATTCCTTTAACATTCGATCCTATTAAAGATATTAATATTGACACTACTAATATCCATATGGTTGATACAGGTATTCTTACATGGCCTCCTGATGCTGGACGGAATTTAATAAGAACTAGACTTGCTTCTTCTCTTCCCCGTAATCCTAAAAGCGTTCAATATACACCTAAACTTCTTATATCTAATATAACTGATGCAGAAATAATTTATCCTAATGCTGCTTACATATGGTTAATCTTACTTCCTATAGATGGTGGATTTGCTATAGCACAACCTGCAACAATTAATCCAGAAGGCGTTTTGCTTGCCAACGAACAATTGGTTATTGATACTACCGATGAAGAATCTACAAGCTTAGGATATATCTCTAAATTTATAAGTACAACTGGTCTATATCAAACACCAATGTTAATTGAGGGAGCTGACTTACCTATTTTCACATCAGGGTTCTATTTACCAATTGGGTTGAAGAGTGAAAGTATGTTTATGGGCTTGGTAACTCGTTCTGGCTCTGGAGATATCCCATTTGGTAGATTTGTAAATTCTGATGTGTTTGATATGTGGGTTGAGTATATACCACGCTACCTGTATGTATAACTGGTTTAGATATGTCTAGTCTAATTGTTGTATTAACTAATAAAGCTTCTAATAGCGTTCAAATAACGCCTGTTATTGAAAACTTAACACAGAAAGTCTCTAATGTTAGATTTGGCTCAGCTCTAGGCACAGGTTTTAACATTTGTGAACTAGAAGTAATAATGCCATATACTAAATCTCGTGAATGGTATGAGCGATATCTATTCTATGGCATTAATATATATGAAGCTGATGAATCTGTTTGGGAAGGCCGGATAGAAGCAATTAAAATTAATGATTCAGGTATTTCTTTATCTTGTGTTGGTTATTGGGCGAGCTTAGCAGATCAAAGACTTTATAGTTTCTGGTCAGATAATCGCATGAGTGCATGGCTTACTCCAGCTGAGGGTGTTGGAGGTATAGCAAACGAAATAGGTTTATCCAGTCTAGTTAACCGTAAAGGGTGGATACTAGCAGATCGAGCACTTTGGGGATTTGGGTTTAGAAACGGTCAAACATATGCTATAGGCGACCGTATGGCTATTTATTATAGACTTCCACGTACTGATCATCTAAGTGACAGTAGTATTTTTCAGCCAAATACTATACACTCTATTCAATTTCAATGGGATAAAAGTTCTCCGGCTCCAAGCAAATTTACATCACGAGTCTGGACAGCTTTACATGCTAAAGATACTAGCTGGACTGAAAAGGATGCAACTAACCCTGCTGGAACTCCTGGAATAAAAACAGTTAATATAGGCTCTGATACAGATATTATTCAAGCAGTTGCTTTTGGCATACAAGTTACAAGTACTGAGACTGGTTATCCTGATGATGATGGGCATCATAGAATGTTGTTCACCAATGTTATTATTTGGACAGAACGAGATGCAGCTCGTGGACAGGTTAATGAAAATACATCTAAAAAGATGATAATTGATCTTCTAAAAGGTAATAGTGATATTAATCTTGAAGCTAAAGGATTACAAATATCATCTGATTTATTAGATGTTTCTCCTGGTGATTCTGAAATTATCCCAGCTGTATTTGAAGATGAAGCACTTCAAGATATTATTAATAAAACTGTTGGATTTGGCACTGGTGTCGAAGTTAATCTTATTGATAATCCTAGCGTGGAGTTAAATATTGCTGGCTGGACTGATCAGGATTTAGTTGCTGCAGCACGAGTTACAAATGAAACTGTTGGAGAAAAAGGTTTATATGTTGCAAAAACTAATATTGCTAATCTTGCCAACCAGGGGTTTATAATAAAAAGACAAGATGGTTCTAGAATACCTGTAATACCGGAACGATATTATACATTTTCTGCTTATGTATCTCAAAGTTCATTTAGCTCTAAATCATTTGATGTTCGTATTCGATGGTATACAAGCAGTGATGTATTTATTAGTGTTGATACCGTTTCTGTAATAATTTCTAGCACCTTTCTTTCTGGCCCCAAGTTTATACTTAAAAGACAGGCTAGAATTATTAATAAGAGAGCACCACTCACAGCAGCTAAGGTTCAAATAGAGATACAGACTGCATCAGCTATAGGCGCATTTTCTCTATGGGCTGATGGAGCAATGCTTCAGGAATCACAAAGATTAGAGCCATATATTGATGGAGCTTCACTGGAAGGTTTATGGTCTGGTGATGCACACAAATCTATATCTTTTAGACTGCAGCCTACAAATTATGGTGTTTGGGGCCGTCGTCGTTTACAGATTAAGCAAAGAGACAAAGAGAATATAAAATGGGTTATCCCTAGACAGTCAATGGAGGATAACGGATTAACCCTTGAAAGAACTGTAGAAGATTTCTGGGTTAGAATTTGGGGTAAGTTTAATGAATCATTTACTGGGCTTGATTCATTTACTGATGTTTTTGAGGATAAATTAAATCAAGAACTTCTCTTTGACCAACGTGGTAAATCATATGACTTTGGCTCAGCCTTAACTGAATTTGCTGAGGCGGCAAGTCGTGTTGCGTTATCTGATTCTAGCAATCCTCATCAGAAAGCAAGTATTGAAATTAAAGGATGGATTGCTAATATCTTTGGTGCCAGGGAGCCATTATGGAGAGTGAGAGCAGGTGACTTGATTATTATTCCTGATTTAGTTTCTTTTGGTATGTATGGGTATAGAGGAACAAATAAGAATGATCCATATGACCGACTAGACAGTAGTAAAATATTCGTTATAAGAGAAACTGAATATGATGCCGGAGCTGATGTTCTAACTATTACTCCTGATCTCCCTCCTCAAACTCTGGAATCTGTTCTTGCTTATGCAGCTATTACATCATCGTTTATACCTTCGCCAACTGCAGCTCAATCATCTACAAGTCGTGCTGGAAGAAAATAGAGAATAAGTGAGTGATTTTCAATGAGTACCAGTGTAGAGTCTCGTATCAATAATTTAGAAACATGGCAGTATAGAACTGATAAGAAAATCAAAAGATTAGAAGATGCAGAAATCGAACGGGAAAAAGAAGATATTATTCGTGATTGGGTATACAGTATAGGTCGATATTTCTTACCTCTTGGGCTTGCACTAGCAACATTTCTTCTTGGGAAATATGGATAACATATGAATATTCCTAACTTCTTAGAAATTATTGGTGTTGCAGGTTTAGGACTACTAGCTATAAGTACTTGCCTTATGGGTCTACTTAACGGGAACACACCTTCTAAAATTAAAAACCAAGGCTTTTATTGCCTTGGAGCATTTCTTACTTTCGCATCTATTATTATATGGATGTCCATTTTTGGATTACTGAGTCCTCGTGACTCTCGTATCATTAATTTAATGAGTACCTTTATTTTTGTTTTCATAATGGCAGATATTATTCTGGATGCACGATCAGCTAGGAAGGCTTTGAAACAATAGAATTAAAATATCTGTTTAT